GCTGCTAGTGGTGTGATATGGGGTGTAATTGGATTGTTAAACAGCATACCACGTGAGGTCGTGAGTGTAATTAGAACTGTAAGTGTTGCTTCGGGTATTCCAGGAATAGGACTGCCATTCTTTGCAACAGGTGGACATATACCTATGTTTGCAAGAGGTGGTAACATTGGACAGACTGAGAACTTACAACCAAGTTTCACAGGGATTGTCGGAGAGGCAGGACCTGAGTTATTTAGAGTGACTAAGCACGGAGTCAACATCACGCCGTTATCTACTAGTGAAAAAATAAAAGGGATAAGTGGTGCGTTAGCTGAACACGGAGCTAGGAATGGTGGTAGCAATGAGATAAATGTGACAATTAATGTTACTGGAAATAATATCAATAACAAAGATGACATAAATGTGTTAGTAGACACTATTGAACAAAAACTAGTAAGGAAAATGAAAGAAGTAAAATCAATGAGTTTCGGAGGTGGACGCAATGCCGTTACATTATAACAAATTAACTTTTAATGGAAAGTCTACCGCCGACTTTCCGTTTGATATATATGTGATAGAAAATGACGGAATTAACAAGGGAAAGAGAAAAGACAAAATATTTACATCTGACTATATGACAGGTGGAATTGTAAGAACGTCTACAGCGTACGACACAGTTGAAAAATCATATAAACTGTTAATTCATGGCGTTAGCTTATCAGAAATAAATGATGTGTTAGTGTGGTTAGACGGTAGCGGTAAGTTAATCGCTTCTGACAACCCCGATAGATATTACGAGGTACTCACAACCTCAGCCGTAAGGTCAAGGCTTGGAGAGGTAGACGAATATGAAATAGATGTTGTATTTACGTGTAACCCGTTCTCATATAACGTTGTAAAAGATGTTAAGACATTTACAAGCGACGGAACACTTGACAATAATTCGGGTTTACCTATGTATCCTAAACTTACAGTATATGGGAACTTTACAGAGGAAAGTACATTGACTATAGGTAAGCAAGTAATAAGAATAAAAGCTATTGTTGAGAAAATCACTATTGAATGTAAACAAGGTGAACAGAATGTATATGACAAGAACGGAGGTCTTTTAAATAGCATAATGTTAGGAGACTTCTTCGAAATACCAACAGGACGAAGTGGTGTCGTATTAGGTTCTGGAATTACAAAAGTAGAAATTGATTGTAGGTGGGGGGCGTTCATTTAATGTTATGGTTATACGACGAAAACGAAATAGATTTTAAATATAATGGAATAGTATTAAATAACGCTTACGACGCTGACATTCATTGGGTGCTAAACTCGACTTACAAACTTACATTTAAATATCCGACAGTAGACAATGAAATGTATGCTTTGATTGAAAAAGGAATGATTGTGAAGGCTGATGAACATGATAGGAAAAACCTTTTTAGAATTAAAGACATTGACATTAACGAGCATGAACAATCAATAACAGTTACTGCTTATCAAAAGACATTCGATTATAGTAAACGCCTTGTTAAAAACTTTTCAAAGATTAACTCAACTTGTCAAACTGTGTTAGATGAGTGGGTTGCAAATTTTGTGTCAACAGAAAAATACTTTAGTTGGTTTTCTGACATTAAAGAACCTAACTCATTCATTACTTTTAAAGATGAAAAAGACACGTCTTTTAAATCGTCGTTTGAGTTATTTGGAAAAATAGCTGACACATTCAATGGCGATATAGATATGCACAACAACAGACTAAGCATATTAAAAAGAGTAGGACGTGACACAGAAGAAGTATTAACAACAGCTAAGAATATCACATCTTTTGTCACATCTTCAAACGCTGATGATATAGTCACTAGACTATATGCGACATCTACATTTAGAGTAGGTGATAAAGAAGATAAAGAAAAGCTGAAAGAAAAACACAAATTAGAAATGCAGGCTTTGAGAGAGACTCAAAAGAAATACTCAAAAGAAAGCAATGACAAACTCAAAGCTCAACAAATGCAAGATGAGATTAACAGCCGTTATTCAAGAGAAGTTCTGAAAGTAAATAAAAATGTTAAACGTAGCGGTCGCACAGTTAAGACTTATGCACAAATAGAAGCTGAGGTAAGAGCTAAATACCAAGAAAGAGAACTCAAAGCTAATCAACGAAAAGTAGCAAGTCAACAAGAAGCCGACAAGAGAAAAGCTGAAATCGAGGCTTTGAAAGCTAAGCAAAAAGAAGAGACAGCAGCGTTAGACGAAGAAGTAACAATCAGTCTTATTGTGGAAAGTCCGTTGATTAATGACTATCCATTTATTAATGAAATGTCAGTTAGTAATAACGATTTAAGAACTGCTGAAGAGCTTGAAGAGTGGGCGATTGAACATTTTACAAAGGATAATATCGACAAGCCAAAAAATTCAATAAAAGTAACTTACGAGCAACTTTCCGAAGATATTAACCGAGGCGACACGGTTATTCTTAAATATACTAAGTATAATCTTGATGAAAGGATACGAATTGTTGAGACACATTATGATCCTATTGCTAAGCGTTGGATAGAATTTATACTAGGAGAAAAAGAAAGTAATCTAGGTCATGAAGTTTCTCAAAGCTCTCAGAACGCTGAGAATAAGGCGAACGCTTATACTGACTGGGTGTCGTTGGAGTTTGAAAAAAAGGTTAAAGAGCAGTCTGAAAACTTTGAAAAAATATTCTCTGACAAAGAAGACGAACTTAAAAAGAAAATCGAAGACGGTATCGAGACAACACGAGCTGAGTCGGAAGTGTTCAAATCAGAAATAAATGATAAAGTGCAAAAGGCGATATCCGAAATAGAAGGTGTCGACAAAGAGCTTTTAAATAAGTTGAAAGATAAGATAGCAGAAACTAATCGTATTGCTGAGGCGACTGTTAAAATGGTCGGAACAGATGACAGTATTACATACGGTAAAAATAGATTAGCAGGCGATACAACACGGGACTTAAAAGCGGGAACACATTTTGTAGAGCTTACACACAATGGGGACGGCTTCGAGGTCGGTCAGAAATATACAATTAGTTGGGAAGCCGTGTGTACGGTTGATGACTATTACGACATAGTGGTTAAACTTAGTAAAGCTGTTAATCATGATGTGAGTGTATATTTAATAGATCCTACAGGATTCTATGAGACTATGTTTGTTGAGTTTAAAGCCGGAGAAACGGAAAAACCATTATTACACGTGTACGACGCACATTATAACTTTAGTGTGTTAAGCAACATTTTCAAAGCACAAGACAAAGAAATGAGTGTTAGAAGCGCTTCGACTTACATAGTACCTATGGAGTTCAAAGAGTTTGGAGACGCAATGGTTGACCTTAATGTGATTGTTGCGGAGTGGCAAAAAGAAACAATGTATATTTTCGACGGAGGAGGTAACTAGATGACAGAAGTAATTCCCGTAAGAGTCCAACACAAGCGAATGGATCTTGCGACTTGGAACAATAGCGAAATAATCTTGTTAAATGGAGAGATTGGGATTGAGTCAGACACAGGAAAAGCAAAAGTAGGTAACGGAACTGACTTATATAAAAATCTACCATATATAGCAGGGGCAAGAGGAGAAAAGGGAGACAGAGGAGACCAAGGAATACCGGGTATTCAAGGTATTCAAGGCGTTCAAGGTGAAAGAGGAACAAACGGAAAAGACGCAATATTAGGAAATTATAATTTGATTGTCGATTCAAATTTTAAAATAAATAATCTACGACTTACAGGAAGTCCTGAAACAGAGATTATTCAAGATGACTACAACGGTCACAACTCATTAAGAATTAGAAGAAGTGGAGCTACAACCTACACTTGGGCGGGGGTTCAAATCGTAACTAACGTTAGCAGGTTAAAACAAGGTGATAAACTGGTGTTAAGACTACCTATGTATGTATATGACGACGTAGAAGTGGATCACGGTATTTACTTCGCTGTAAAAAAACACTCGGTTAATAAAACTGTGAAATCTATCGACTTTTCTAACTTACAAAAAAATAAATGGGTTATCCACGAAGAAATTATTAATATAGAAGAAGACGTTGATTTTAGTAACGAGACACATTGGTTTTACCTGTACGCCGTAAAAAACGGACACTTTAAAGTTGCTGAACCTTATATAGGGTTCGGAGAAAAAGCCGTTAGTAGGTGGGAGCCAAGTGTTGAAGACTTAAAAAGTGACACTGTGCTGAACACTCAAAATAATCAACCGTTGAAATATTGGGTCGGAACACAAGAACAGTATGACGCTATAACCGTTAAAGACTCTGATACAATATACGACATAGTTAAGTAGGTGATATTTTGTGAAAAGAGTAAAATTAATGTTTGGCGACAGAGAAATCACTCGTAGGTATCTAGGTAATAATTTAGTGTGGAGCAACGAGAAAATCAAGTTAGTAAAAATACTAGAAGGCTGTTTTGTTGAGTTATCTACACCGTATATTTCTATAGCAGCTAATGACGTGAGATTTACTGAAGTTGAAAAGATTAAAAAAGTATATTTCAACGACGTTGAAGCTGTAGGGTTTAAGAATGTGGAGTTTGTAGACTACAGATATAGAGTACACTTCAACAGCCCAAGTGACAAAGAAAACCTGCGAGACACATTAGGTTGGGTGTTCTCGGAGTCTGAGCCGGGTGTCACAGTTAAATTCGAAGGAGAGTAGGTGGATAAATGGATATAGAAGTAAATGAAGGCAAGCAAACCGCTATAGTCAGAAATGGTAAATTTGAATATACATTCACAACTACTAAACCCGACGAAAAAGTTAAAATCTATCACATGGGGTGTAAGGGTACAACTCGACTCACTAAGATTCAGTTAGAAAAAGGCGACGACGTAACAGCGTTCGAGAAACCATACGAAAAAGCTAACGCATTAAGCGGTGTGTTTAAGCAAATCAGAGACCTTGACGTTCAGTTGAGAGATCCTAAAAGTGAGTTATGGGGTAAAATAAAACTAAATCATAAAGGTTTAATTACCGAGTTTCAAAATAACGAGCTTAGGACGATATTAGCTGCAACGGCTGAGGGATTTAACTCAACTGTGTCAGCATTAGAAAATAGTGTTGTCAAGAAATCAGATATAAGTATTACACCTAATGGCATAAGATTAGGTGCTGAAAAAACAATTGACGGGAACACAATATCAAGCTTGTTAGTAGCACAACCCGAGAGCATTAACATCATATCAAGATTGGTTAGAGTAACTGGAGATATGATTGTAAACGGAACACTCGAAGGACGACACATGAAAGCGGGAAGTATTACAACACCACTTATCGACGCTAAGGCGGTCAAGGCTCGACATATTGACATAGACGACGCATTAATTAGAGAATTAATCTCTAACAAAGCGTTTATCCGTGAACTGTGGGCGACTGACGGATTTATTGAAAACTTACACAGCGTTAAAATTCGTAGTACTCAGATTGACACCGACACGTTAAATGGTGTAATAATCACAGGTGCCTCACAAATTAGAATTGGTCAAAACGGTTATTTTGAGCCGTTCGGAACTGGTGTACGTTTCGTATTACCTCATGAGAACAGACCTAACTCTAGCGGTGTAGGTGTTCAGTTCAACGCAACACATAACGCATTAGGTAAGGGGTTATCAGTATTTAACATCACTGACATACAAAACCCTAATGCAGCTAAGCCGATATATGACGAGGTATTAATGACTGTTCACGGTCAAATACAAATGGGATTCCCATTTTTTGACAACAGGATTAAAAAATTCAGTAACTTTATAGGATCTGTGGTTGTATCAAACGTAAGCAACAATAACCCCGTTCACCCTTGGGGGTGGAGAGCCGGAACGAGTGGCAGTCCTACTTATTCTAAAATCTCTTGGCTTTCATGGTTGTGGGGTGTAGAAGGCGGTTCAAGGATTGTGTTCGGATATCCATATGAAAACAATGTTAACTACTTTGCTATACGAATAGGTGAGAGTTATTCTGATAGAAAATTAAAAGAGAACATTAAACCTACAACTGATAGAGCGTTAGACTTAGTTGAGAAGTTACAGTTTAAAAAATTCGACTGGAAGAAAGACTACAAGGAAACAGGAAGTCAGAAAAGCGTTAAAGTTGGACTAATCGCACAAGATGTGCAACAACTAGACGATTCACTAGTGACTAAAAGTCCAGATATATTAGAGTTAGAACATTTCAGACTTACAATGTATGCCTTGAAATCGATTCAAGAGTTGTCTGAAGAAAATAAAATATTAAAAGAAAGAATAGAGGATTTAATCAATGGAAGAAAATAAACTACAACCAATTCATATTATCGCACAAGAACTAATTGAAAAGACGTTAGAGCTTGCGAATTACAAAGTAGCATATGAGGAGTTGAAAAAAGAAAACGAAGAACTAAAAAATAAAAAAGGAGCTAAGTAATGGCACTAGAAATTTTAACAAGAAATGCACAGCCAGAAGCTGGAGGATATAAGAGTGTCTATGTTCAGTTTACATTGAATAAAAGCTCTGTATATTTAAATGGTGGCGTGGACTTACCAGGAAAATTTGCGACCGCTAGTGATAGTGAAATACTTGAAGAAGTAAGAAAGCAATTAGCACAACAAATGTTTACAGGAGAAACGACACCTGCGTTAGTTAGTGAATATGCGAACTTAAAAGAAGAAGTTACAGTTTTAGCGAATAATAAGGTTGAACCTAGTGACAGAGTTAAAGCGTTACGTAAATTAGTAGGTAAAGTTAATAAAGGTAACGACAAGTTAATCATGACATTACTATTAAATGTGTTAGACGCTAAGATTATAAATGACAACAAAGACACTATAATTAGTGCATTTGACAGTTATGAAATAGGCGTTGAATACTCTGTCGGTGACAAGGTTAAATACAACGGTAAGTTATACGAGATAGTTGAAGAACATACGTCAGTTGATGTGTGGAAACCAGATGTAGAAACTAGCAAGTATAAGGAAATCATACTGACTAGAGTAGAAGCAAACGCAAAAGATGATATTGAAGATGAAAAGAACAGATATGTAACAAAAGCACAATTAGACGAAGGAATGGCAAGTGTAATTAACACAATCGTCGGAATGCTAGAGGAGGGCAACGAAAATGATGAACATAATGGAGACGCTGAAAGTAACGAAAGGAGTTCTGAAAGTGATTAGACCAAGTAGATTAAGATTTAAAAAAAATGATTATTTAGTTCAACTATATGTTAGACAGTTAATCACAAAAGTAAAAACTATTAATGAAGTACCAAATTTAGGGAATTTAAGAGAAGTTGTGCAGTCAGAAGTTGACCGCATTGAAAAAGAATACGAGGAAAGAGAAAAATAATCAATGAGTGACGGATTAATACTAGGACTTAGCACGGGAGTAGCAATGCCATTGTTGACAATGATTGTCAAGTGGTATAACAAAAAAGACGAACAAAGTCTGAATGAGATTAATGACACTTTGAAAGAGATTAAGGAATTAGCAAGAAAAACAGCTGACGGGACAAAAACAATCAGCCGTTATAGATTGCTAAAAGATATGAGTAGGATAATAAATCGTGGTTGGATCAGTACAAAAGAACTAGAAGAAACTACAATATTGTATCACTCATATAGAGAGTTAGGAGGTAATAGCACAGTATCGGAGATATACGACCTGTGTAAAAAACTACCAGTAAAAAATGGAGGTGCTGACATATATGATAGATAAAAAAATACAGTTACAATTTAACAGCACGGTAAATAAAAGAGTTAGAGTTCGTAGTAATTGCGAACTCTATTCTCATGATAAAAATAACAACGAGTTTGAACTAACAATAAACAATCACACCTTAACTAACGAAGATGCAATAATACTATTCAAGTTTGTTAAGAGTGTGAAGTATTGGGAAACTCAAGGAAGAATTGAAGATAACAAGATTAAATTTAAGTTTGACACTAGCTTAATAACTGATAACGAAAGAGTAAACTGTTACATCATTCTTAAGAACGAAACTAAAGAAAGTGATGTGTACAGTTTTTCTTTTGACGTAAAAATGTCAGAGTATGATTTAAAAGATAATCTACCTGTTAAAGAGCGATACTTTGCTAACGGTGTAGTTGTTGACAAATTAGACGTGTTAACAAAAGAAGTACTAGCAGAGGAACTAGAAAAGGCAAAAGGCACTTATGCACTTAAAACAGACTTATCAGAGTTTGTAAGAACAAGCGATATAACGGATGTTGTAAGAACAGCAACGCTTAACGACTATCAACTTAAAAGTGAGATGCCAAATGTAGTAGAAATTGTTAATAACACAGTTGACAGTAAAGGATTCATAACATCTCATCAAAGTTTAGTTGATTATGCGAAAAAGTCTGAAATACCTATTGATTATGTTTCTAATAGCAAACTAGAAGAATTAAAAACACAGCTAACAATAGATACTAGCAACTTTGCGACAAAGCAAGAATTACAAGCAATAAGTGGTAGTCAACAAATAGTTGACACTAGTAATTTAGTAACTAAAGATGAATTAAATAGCAAGAATTATTTAACAGAACATCAATCGCTAGAAGATTATGTAACAAAAAATGAGTTGGATAATAAACACTATTTAACAGCACACCAAGATATAAGCAATCTAGCGACTAAACAAGAATTACAAGAGGTAAGTAATCGTCAAGTAACGATTGATACAAGTAATCTTGCAACTAAAGAGGAGTTAGAACAGGTTCGCAACAATCAACCAACGGTTGATACTTCAAATCTTGCAACTAAAGATGAATTAAACCAATTACGTGGTAGTCAACCAAATGTTGACAACCTTGTTACAAAAGATGAATTAAACAGCAAAGGTTATTTAACGCAGCATCAATCTTTAGAAGAATATGCTAAAAAAACTGAACTACCGCAACCATATAACGACACGGATATTAAGAGTAGATTGACGACATTAGAGAACAGACCTGCTGGGAGCGGAGATATTGACTTAAGCAATTATGTTAAGAAACACGAACTAACCGAAAGAAGATATGCATCACAAGTTGTGGTAGACGACCTCGTAAGCAAAGTAACTGTGTTGGAAAATATAAAATCAGAAGGAGGAGGAGCTAGTTCTGAAATAAGTGATATTAAAAGGCGATTAGATATAACATATGATAAATTTGAAACGCCTTTTAAATCAACGGGATTAAAAAGGGTTGAAGATTATCTTAACGAGACTAGAGAACACGGACAAACTGAGAATTATGGACGATTATACACGGATAAATTCAATAATCATTTAGTTGTTAGAGGTCGAGGAAAAACCGTTAAATTTGAAACTTTGCTTTATACAGTAGGGAGTTCGTTGCCTGTTGCTTATGAACCAGACTTTGAATTTTCTGAGGGAGATAATATCAAGTTTATAACAACACGAAATATACATGATTATCTACCAAGAAATACAGGTGACACAGGAAACACAACCGAGTTAGATAAGAGATTAAAAGTACTCGAGGCGAAACAGTGGGAAATTCACGGTCGAGGAATGCCAAACGGTGTAGTTACTGCACCTGTTGGAACGACATACGTTGATGAATCAGTAACTAACGGAGCTTTGAAGTGGATAAAGAAAAGCGGAACAGGTAACACAGGTTGGGAGGTGCTGATTGGAGATACTGGGTGGAAAGTACTTCCTTCTGTTTCGAAATTAGGAGGTTCTTACGTCAAAATAAGACGTGTAAATAATGTAGTATCTTATCAGTTCGGAGGATTGTCATGGGGTTGGTTTGGTATCGTAAGACGAGGTGGTGCAGGATATGTTCTGCAAGGTTCTGATAGAGAACGTAACTGTATGATAATACAAAATAATGGGATTCCAATAGGATATAGAACTGAAGCTTCACTTATTGGAAATATATACAATGATAAAGGTATTCCTTATGGGACATGGTATTTAGGAGGTAATGGAGATTACAACCAATTAAGATTTCAGTTCACAGACCCAGTACCAACAGATAGAGACATTGGAGATATTCGAATAAGTTCTATCTCTTATTTAACTAACGAACCATGGCCACAAAATTAGAAAGGAGGTGAACCAAATATGATTAACTGGAAAGTAAGATTTAAGAATAAACGCTTTGTAATAGCGTTTATAGCAGCGTTACTATTGTTAGTTAAACAAGTTGCAATGTTGCTAGGTTATAATCTAAATACTGAAGTTTTCAACACTAATCTCAATGGTATTGTTGACACAGTATTTTTACTATTAGGTCTACTAGGAATAGTTAACGACCCTACAACAAAAGGCTTTTCGGATAGCGAACAAGCCTTGAAATATAACGAACCAAAACAAGACTAGAAATAGTCTTTTTATTTTATTCAATTTAGGAGGATTTTAAAATGGTTAGAACAACAGACATAGTAAATGAAGCAAAAAGAATAGCAAATTTAGGAATAGGAGTTGACCAAGACGGAGCATATGGAACTCAATGTGTAGACTTACCAAATTACTTAAGTTCATATTTCTTTGGTAAAACTCTTTGGGGTAATGCAATCGACTTGCTTAATAGTGCTTCAGCATTAGGATATAAAGTTGAATATAACGTTGTGGGGGATCTCAACAGTAAACCAAAAGCTGGGGCAGTATTTGTAATGGACACTACTTATACGGCGGGACATTCATATGGACATACAGGAATTGTAAT